ATGAGTTTTCAAGGACTTAACGTCAGTGAATTCCAGGGAATTGTAGACTGGGAGCGGGTGAAGTCCGCCGGGTACCAGTTTGCCATGCTCTGCGCCGGACATGGTTTTGGCATTTTAGATAAAAGGTTCCAGCAAAATGCCGCAGAATGTAACCGGATTGGGCTTCCTATAGGCGCATACTGGCTTTGTCATGCTATCAACCCGGAAACAGCCCGGCAAGAGGCTGATGGCTGTATAAATGCAGTTTCTTCCTATTGTCTGGAATACCCTGTATGTTATAACATAGAGCAGGCGACAATTAACTACGCCGCCCAACATGGTGTAACTGTAACACCTGCGCTGGCAGCTCAATTTGTACAGAGTTTCTGCAGCAGAGTAGAAGAACTGGGGTATTATGCCATGCTTTACTGCGACCGGAACTTTCTGCATACTTATTTTCCTTCAGACCTTTCCAAACGCTATGCACTTTGGTACGCATACTATGGAAGTCAATTTGATAATACTCACTGCAGTATCTGGCAGTATACTAATCAAGGACACGTACCGGGAATCAGAACTAATGTCGATTTAGATTTAGGATTTACCGATCTTCCTGCCATTATCCGGGATGCAGAGCTGAATCATCTGGATGGCAGTTCCCCCCCCTCTGGTTCGACCGTACAGAATTACATTACTTATGTCATTCAGCCAGGAGATACTCTGAGCGGCATAGCAAAACGTTATGGAACTACTTATCAGACTCTTGCCGTCCTAAATGACATTCCCGATCCGGACATAATTTATCCCGGCCAGACTATCCGGGTTCCTGAAGATGGAACCTCTACCTCTGTTTACTATACTATACAGCCTGGAGATACTCTGAGTGAAATTGCTCTCAAGTTCGATACAACTGTAAGTACCCTGCAAAATCAAAACAATCTCAGCAACCCGGATTCCATATATGCAGGACATATAATTAGAATCTCATAATACCAATTTTAGAATTTCATAACAAATTTCCCAGTTCTTTTATAGAAATGACATACTTTGTGCACATTTATCCTATATACTGAATTTAGATAGTTGATAGAACAACTATCCCCCCTCATAAAGTTAAGACATCTTAGAGGAATCCTAGATGTCTCACTTTACTCTCATTCCTTTAGATATTATGAAAACAAGCAGAACCCCATTTAGCCGATACTAAGTGGGGTTTCTGTTATTTTTCATATACAAGAAATAGGGTGGGGTGAAAAAACATGATACTAGTAATGCAGATATGAAATAGAAAAAATTAAAATAATCTTATCACCATTCATTAGTACCTTACCCACTACAAATAGCTCGAAGTTATTAAGAATCCGGGCTATTCCTTTTTATTAATATAATTGGAACCTATCTATTGCAGCTCCAAAAGTTCCAGCATATCCATCCTGACCATTTTTTGTTTCATTGTCATATTGCCAAGGCCAGTAGTTTCCATTGATAGGGCTAACACGATATTGCGCCTTCTGGTAACCGTGCTCTGAAACAATATCCGATGGTGTATTATAATACACCTCAATCGCATCAATAATCTTACCATTTCCTGCATATCCGTTATTATGGTCATTCCAGTTATACCCAGTTATATATGGGAGCCAGCCGTCCCCCTTAATATGTACCCGATATTTTACTGAACCTTTATTTACCTTTATAGTAATATCAGTAATGGCCACTCCTCTGACACCTGCAAAATCCGTTAAATTAGTTACTTCGGGGTAACTGCTTCCCCCCGCTTTTACAGCATATGTAAATACAATACCTGTACCAATACGCCCGATATTTTGCTTAATCCCCGAAGTATCCGGTGCAGCTGCATATATTGGCGCTGATATGTTTCCTTTCATCAATTCAATAATTTTTTTAATAAAATATGCCTTACAAGCTGCCGCACCCCCATGAATCTCTACACTTCTATGCGGGCAAGCTGTAGCAAATACCTCTTGATGCAGTCTTATAGTACTGTTAGACGGTACAATGCCATACTGTTTACACTTCTGTGCTGCTAATACGAGAGCCCTTTCCTCATTGGTTTTGAATGTCTCTAATTCTCCCCTGCTCTGGCAAATTTCGATGGAGAGATAGTTTAGATTTCCATCGAAGTTACCGCAGTGCCACGCACAGTTCGCATCTTCCTCTGCCTGCAGTGTATCATCTGAGGCTACATAATAATGTGTGAACCCGATTGATAGGTTATGCGTCTGCAGCCAGTTCTTATAATATGCTGCAGTAGCGTTTTGACTTCCCGCATCGTTGTGCAGGAATATCCCCACGGGGTTTCTGCTTCTTCTTCCAGCTACTCCTCCACAAATGCTCATTCTGATATCTCCTTCCTGCCGACTTTGCGCCGGTGCAAAAAGAGGACGATGTTACTCGCCCTCTGTGGTTTCTGTAGTTCCGACCTCAGGTAATCCTGCTACACTGGTTAGCAACGAAAGAACTCCGGCTAGTGCGGCGGCAGATACTACATACTTCCAATTAACCTGTCCCATAGCTGCGGCGGTTCCGATTCCGGCTATAGCAGCCTGCGCTACAGTGCGCACTGCACGAACCCCACTCGCTACTAACCATTTTTTTGTAAAAACATTTTTCATAATAACCGCCTTTCTTTTATGCATATTTCCACCCAAATCTGCCAGCTGTTTTGTATCTATAGTCTTTTCTGTCGCTTGCCGCAATGTGTCCTGTACCGATTCCAGGTGCCTTTCCAGCCTCTTTCTGAGACTCAAAATAAAAACGACCGCCATCTTTCAAAATGGCGATCACTGGTTTTTTCTTACTCTCTTGCGCTCTTCTTAGATTTTCAGGGTGGTAATGCATACGTCCTTGTGCTGTTGCATGTTTCCTTTGTAAGTTGTCCATTCAAGATTGGATACTTCGTTATTGGAAGAATTATTATCTATATGATTTACTACATCACATCCGTCAGGCTTTGGTATAAATACAGCCGCCACAGGCCTATGTATTGACAAGGTTTTTGCTTTTCCATCTTTGCTTAGATGTGCCCTTAGATATCCATTCTTTTAGTCTTGATTTTCAATAATATTCCGGGTCTGATATGATTTCTTTTATCAATCCTTTCAAAGCACTTTACTCTGCCCAGGTTACCTACTTGATATACTCCTTCATATCCATGTATATCTCTCCAGATCTCCATAAGCATTTTTCTCCCATTTATTAAATCTTAACTGCCCGGATACCTGCGCATTTTGCCCATTCTTTCCAGTCTCTATTCTTCATTCTATTTCTCCTTTCCCTGAGACTCTGTTGGCAATGCCATTAGCGCCTCATACATTTGTGTTCCTACGCCATTACCCTTTAGTGTGTGATACTGCTGGTATTCGTCTTCTAACGCCTGTTTGACGTACAGAGGACAATATCTCAAATCATCATGGTATTTGTTATATAGCCGTATCAAATCGGCTCTGAGCAACGCCCTTATCCCCTTACGGGTGGCGGATATTTGTTTGTACATGTATCCCATGCCACCTGTCATAAAAATAATTAACTGCCAATTGTTTGAGATAAACTCAATCATGTAACTTCCTCCTGATGTTTTTATGCATAAAAAGAAGATCTTTCGGTCCCGATCTGATTCTCATATCAGCCTCTCCCTATGCAAGGGGCGTAAAACTTATAGAATTGCTGGTGCCAGTTTGTGATTCTATATTTTTAAGAATCATTCCTTGTTTGACAAAAGTAACGGCATGAGTGTTTCCAGTAGCCCCAGAAGAAGCCGTACTAGCCTGGATGTCTACGTAGTTAATTTCATCAGCCCCATATAGTCGAGCCCGAATCCAACTATTAGTGCTGTAACTAGCCCCAAGTCGTAAATAACCATCACTTGGAAACACGTATCGAGTTTGCCCCATTAAATTAACAGCCGTCCCAAGCTTGTTTTTAACAATTTTATCATTAAGCACGCGCCCTTGATACGATGAAAGAGCCTCTCCATTAGCATAGCCGGTTGCCCCTAGGTCATTGCGCGTTTTGACGTGGCCGTAATTCGCTGTGGTGCCTACTCCATAACCGGTACCTGAACTTGCGTGATTAGTGGGTGCCTTCTCATTTAATTTGGTTGGAGATAAAACATTTGTACTTAATAAATTTTCATTCGCATCCCTGTCAACAAACCAAATTCCACTATAGTCAAACCACACGTGTCCGCTTCCCGTCTTTACCCAATTAGACGTAGATGCATTGCTTTGATTTTCAAATTCTATATCAATCTTTCCACCTGTTATTGTCGTTGTTCCCACGAGTCTGTTATGCATTCCTGTTGAAGCAGTAAAGTCATTTTTAAAAACAGCACCGTCAAACTCATATCCCTTAAAGCTATCAGCTTCAATGTTATCCGCCCGCAACTTAAAGAGTGCCCAGGCTGAACCTGTCCAGCGGTATGTAGCATTTTTAATTAACCCTGCTACGGTTCCGGTATGTTTCCACAGCATTCCCTCATACTTGGTTGGCGGCTCCGTAGGCAGTTCCAAAATGCCCATCGGGTCACCCTTGTCTCCTTTTCCTCCTGAATCCCCCTTCTCTCCTTGCGGCCCCTGGGTACCTTGTTCGCCTTGCGGACCTTCTACTTTCACCCAGCTATACATACTAGGGTTGTTTGAGTCCGTAGATATGAAATCCACGTAATACCCCATCCACTTTCCGGGTTCTTCCCCGTTGTTTCCTGTGAATGTCTGCCCTCCATCGTCCGAATACTTAATATGCAAGTACTGTGTCTTCCCATTCTCTCCGTCCGATACATCTGCAATAGTTACCTCTGCGAAACATTTTAATTCTCCTGTGGCGTTTAATGCCTCAACCCGGTATACGGCTTTTTCCATCACATCCGCAGCGTTTACTGTAATATTTGCATTGGTGGATATTGCCACACCATCCTTGTACCATTGTAAGGACAACTGGTTTGTTACAATGGCGGTTCCTCTGGATACTCTGACGGTCAAATTAGTACTACCTTCACCGTTTTTAAAGACAAGCCCATTAGTTGTAATAATATCTGCTGTATACGGTATTGCCCCCTGTATAAGTGCTTCTAGCCTGCTCTGTATGCTGGCAGACAATTTGTTTTCAAGAGCCCGGATGTTTGAAAATGTAGTCTTATTCTTATCTGGCTGCGAAAAAGATATTTCCTGCTCACTCACACGGGCCTCTAAAAGCAATAATGGAGTAAATCCAGAATCATGCATTTTAATGGTGTCCCCTATGTCTAATTCCATAAATCCATCCACCTCATAAGTAATTGCTGGCATATAAACAGACTTTAGCTTTGCCAGCGCCTGACTATACAGCGTATTGACATTATTTGTCTCATAAGTCCAATCCAGATTGATATATTTGTCCCCTGTAGGGTTTGTCATCTGGGAGGGATAATCATCCCGCATGGAAGGACAATAAATATGTGTATCGCCCGTAGGACTCTTAAATAAAACATTTCCGTTTGCATCCAGCTCTGTCTTGTCCAATGCTGCTATGGTAAGCCCATCTGTACCGATAGGCTTGATTGCCGTATATAGCCCTGTCTTGTCAACAGTTCTTCGGATTTCTTTGATTTGCTTGCCGTAATAGAGCGTTAAATCATTTCGTCTGGTCCCTACACCTTGATAATTGTCATCGTGTTTCCGGTAGATATTAAGCATAATCTTATCCAATGTTCCGTCACGATTCAGATGTGTCACAAATTCGCATTCTGCATCGAATTTATTCACCAGGGACAGCAGCCTTGCTAATTTTGTGTCCGTACCTGTCCATTCCAGAGTCCGGGATAAGGAAGAGACTTCATTGATCCCGATTTCAAGTTGTGCAAGGTGCAGGTCAAGAGGGTACGTGGAAAAATACTGGGCGAATGTCTTTGCGGATTCCGCCTTATATTCCTTGCTTGTTTCATTTAAAAGTTCAAGATTCAAATTCTCACAATAGCAGGTAAGATTCGATTCCGTCTCTTCCACTTTCATTATATTAAAAAGGTAATTTTTTCCTCTGTATCGAAACGATACATACCCTTTTTCATTCAAAAAAAGGGTATCTGGATGTCCTGTTTTGGGTACAGAAAAATCAAATGTACTGGTTGCCTCTGTTAAATACCGATGCCACGTCTCATTAAAATAATGCAGGGTATTGGGTTTCTCGTTATCCAAAAAGGTTACCCGGCTTAATGTTTTGTCGTGTACGCTTATTAGCATTATATCCACCTCTTTCTGTATTCCACAGTAACTGTTGGCTTAGTTTGACACCAGGGGGACGGATAAAACTCTATGTCTGTTTCTCCAATTGGGAGCATGGCAAATTCACTGCCATCTACAAGTTCATTGTTTGCTGGAAGTCCGTTTACTGTGATGCTGTCTGATTCCGTGTCCACCACAATTTCACTGTCTGCTCCGTATCTGTTGGGGATGTCTTTTATTTTATTTACATAGTCCTTGCGACCACGTAACTCGCTGAGCCTGCATACAGTAACATATTGCGATGATGTTATATTTCTGGTTCCGTATTGCCCGATAAACACCTGTACACCCATAACCTTTGTATTGGCCAGTTCTGGTACATTTGCTTCATAGTACCGCCCAAAATAGAAAAAGCGTATCCTGCCTCCCTCTTTTAAAAGGTCCTCATAACCTTTGGAGTAAATAAAATGGTTGTCCTTTTCATAGATGGAGGGAACGAAATCTATCCTGAATACTTCTTTTCGGGTATTCCCGCCGACCCAACCTTGCACATATGCCTTATTTCCTGTTGTGTCCTCTTTGTGTACCTCGAAACCAGCAATTAAGTTACCGCCTGCATCTACCAGCATGACCTGTATCAGACCTGTCTGTCCCATGAGCCCTGTCATGAAATGCAGCCGAAACCATAGATAAAAGTTTTTCGCCCCAACCTCTCCGTTACTGTCAGCAGGGAGATTCCATTGACAGCTCCCCCCGTGCCAGTGCGTGCCGCTACCTGCTGTTTTGAGCCTTAAGTATCCGTCACTGCCAAGCTCCAGTGTGCCATTGGTAAGGATTGCGGGATTCTTCGCATTTACTCCTGCATATGGTTTAAAGTCAGTTATCCCGGCTGTAAGGACTTCGCTACGTGTATAAGGTTCTACATCTGCCTCATCACGGTTTCCTATTTCAAGTGCACCGCCTTTTTGGACGATGCCTAAATAGCCGTTTTCCGTCGCGTGCTTTATCCGGTATACTGGGTATACCTCTGCACTTCCATCATTATTTACATGAGCGGTCAGTATACCATTTTCTGTGACTGCTGTATCCGAATTCAGCATATCGGATATCAGGTGAGGATCAGGACAGTAAAATGCCATTTCTCCAACCACCGATATCTGCCCTGAATCGGGTTCATCTACTGTAACAAGTGTACCAACATAATGCGCATTTGGTTCATCTGCAAACCTTAATTTCCGGTTATCTCCTTTGCAGAAATTCTTTAACTGCCGATATTGCGCCATGAAAGCAGATGCTGTACTTGCCTGTAGAGAAAACTTCACGGTGATTGTTCTATCAGGCTGCCTTTTTCCATAGTACTCCATCCCATCAATGCCAACGGGTCGGTCTTCATCCGTTACATTGTATTCCAGGCTTTCACGTCCACTTACTGCAAGTGTACGATAACCAGCTATATGATTTTCTATATATTCCCCATCAATGGATAATGCCTCCGACAGGAGGGGGCCCATTGATGGCCCGTGTTCTTTTGTATCTTTAAAATTATACATGTGTCATGCCTCCTAATCGATTTTTTCTTCTACTGTCAAAATTGTTTTTTTCTTCTACATACTCCGCAGTTCCATAACCCACTTCTCTACCATCCAAATTAACCGGTACTTCAAATACATACCTTGTCTTTTGGGTAAACGCAGCTCCATTGCTAAGCAATTCTGCATCTCTTGCATTTAATGTCGCTCCGATTGCTACTGTTCCGCTTGATACGATACCATTAAAATCAATGGCATTGTTTCCGTAATCCTGCAAATACCCTATTTCTCTCATTACAGTACCTGTCAAGGAAGAGGCAGCATTAACCACCTTAGACATAGACTTGTCAATACCACCTGCAATACCTACATCCAGCATTTTGCCTACCCATATCCCCCAACGTGAAGGTGAATGTATTCCAAAATAGCCAAGAACCTTGTCCTTAAAGCCTCCCAGAACACCACTGGCGGCCTCCCATAGAGCTCCTGCCGCTGATGATATACCGTTTGCAATACCGCTTATGATATTCAGACCGATAGAGCGCCAATCCGTTCCCTTAATTTTGTTAATAACCTCCACGACCAGATTCCCTACCGTCGAAATAAGCGCCGGAATTGACTGAATCAATCCAGCTATTAACTGTGCTATGATTTGTACCCCAGCATTTAAAACCTGTGGTAAGCTCGTGATGATTCCTTTTACAATCTCCACAATAAACTGCACTGCAGCATTAAGTATTTGTGGAAGATTATTAATCAGTCCCTCAACCAGTGTTGTGACAATCATTACTGCTGAACCGAGCACTGTTGGTAAACTATTGGCAAGCCCTGTAACGAAACCTGTCATTGCTTCCAGCGCTGCGACAATAAGCACCGGAAGTGCTTGTACAATACCCTCTGCCAGCTTTTGCAGTATCTCCAATCCCATGCTTAAGATAGTGGGCAAATTGGCTGTCATCTGCTCTGAAAAAGTGTTGATAATGCTCACCACACTGTCAAGCAGCAGGTTCATATTGCTTAGGATACCATCAACTAATGACATAAGAATACCCAGTCCACAAATCAATAACTGCGGCACAAGGGATATAATCTGATTAATCAGTGTTGTCACTAACGTAATTGCTCCCTGTAACAGTATATCCATATTAGACGTAACTCCCTGCACAACGGCTGTCAGGATGTTCATTCCTGCCTGTACAACCGTGGGCAATAAGGCACTTATTGTCATCATCAGCATATTTAACAGTTTTGCACCGGATTCAGCCAGCGCAGGAATACTGCTCGTAATGCCAGATACTAAATTGTTAATAATCTCCGGCCCTTTTGTCGTTACTATCTGAATCATACTGTCAATCTGCGAACCAAATTGCTGATATACTGCCCCGAGTCCGATAACGACCAATCCCAGTATTGCTGCTGGTCCAATAACAGCCAATGCCAACTGGAATACAGACATCAGACCCTTCACCATTGCACTCAATGCCTGCATACCCACACCTGCAGACTTTTTTAGACCGTTTCCAATCCCAGAACCCAAAGCTGAAAACATGCCTCCTACTTTGCCGGCTGCTCCATCAATTTTGTCATACACGCTCTCTGGCAAGATGTCCATCATTTTTAGCTGAACATTTTCAACCATTTTCCCAACTGGTGCTGTTATCTTCGAACCTAAATTCGAAAATTTTCCTCCTATTTTACCGGCTACTCCATCTATTTTGTCATACACACTCTCCGGTAAGATGTCCATCATTTTTAACTGGACTTTTTCAACAGCTCCATGTACTCCGGCGGGCAACTTTTTAAAAACCGCTATTGTCTTATCAATACCTGCTTTAGATACACTTGCCAACTTTTCAATACCTGATTTATATACACTTGTGAACTTCTCAACCGAACTCTGCATCAAAGTGGTCATTGCCCCCATTCCCTTTGATACTTTACTTACAACAGGAAGTATTTTTTCTAAGGTAAGGTTATTCAGTGATGGCACCATTGATTTAATTGTATCCGTAATAAGAGCTAACTGTTTTTCTGCTGTGTCTGCCCCAGCAAAGGAATTTAAAAAGTCCTCTACTTGCTTAGATGAACCCTCAACAGCTTCCAGTATCTTTGTGAATGCCCCTTCGATTTTCGATAAGTCGTTTACTTTCAATATCTTATCAATGCCACCTAGCGTATTTGCCATCTTGGAAATACCGCTTTTATCAACTGCGCTTAAAATTGCTTCTGCGCTATAGCTCTCCATTATTACCTCCTTTCTGCCTGCGCACAGCCTGCATAATACGATCATTCAACAGCTTAGGCCGGTCTCCCATGTTCAACATATTTCTTTCAGCCTTTTCATAATCAAAGAACTGTTTAAATGTTCTGTAGAAAGGCTTTCCATTTTTCTTGGTTGCCCCAACCTGCCTGCTGACCCATGCCTGCTTATGCATGGCGGCCTCCCGATCGAGGTATCTCAATCGGAAGGCTTTCATGCGCAGTTCGTATTCATACATGGTTGTGCGATCAATTTCTAAAAAATCATTCATATTCAGATATCGCATACAATTGACCACGATATCCTCATAAGTTAGGCTTTCTTTATTTTCTTCTCTTCCTTCTCCATCTCTTCCAACAGATTCGCTACCTTTAGCTTGGTAGCATTTGACTTTTTTAGCTCAGTCACCACACTGTCAAACAGATTTTCGATGTCCGTGTCTTTGTTGTCAATGTACCCATCCAACTCGGACTGTTTAATTCTGGGCGTTTCCGTTTCATTGGCAGCGTAGAGCAGGTCAGATAACGCCACAACGTCACGCATAATCAACTTAGGCATTTCCGACTCTAACCCCATTCCAAATTTGATTCCGCTCTTCTCAAAAGAGTTCTTGCCGTCCAATTTACGGACGAATCCAATCCCAAACCTAAAACCATATTCCTTACCATTAATTGTCAATTCCATGTACTATATCCTCCCTATTCGCCTTTTGGTGTATCCGCAAACACATAGTCTGCAATTTCCTGCTGTTCCAATGTGACAGTTACATCACCACGTTTTCCGGCTCCATTAATGCCGAATGTCAGTGATACTTCTGTAAAATCTTCTGCAGAAGAAGTCTTCTCAAAACTTGTTAAATAGCCCTGAAAATACATCCCTTTAAACTTGTTCTCTCCAGAAGATGCTTTTTCCTCAAGATTAGCCTCCCATATTTCAATCAGCTGGTCATTGTCCATCGCATCTTCGAGAGCATTAATCATGGTATCTCCCTTGGAAAGGATGGATGTTGCTGTGACCTCTACCTCTGCTGTCCCCGGTGTTCGGATACTCCCATCCTTTGTAGCTGTGCTTTCTGCATCTTTAGATTTTGTCCGCCCATTCTCAGTTGTAAAGGCAAGCAGTGTACCATCTGTAGTAGCCGCGTCGCTTTTAATCCTGTATAAATATACAATTTTCTTTCCCTGTACTGCCTCTGCAAATAACTGCAAATTCATTAATTCTTTTTTGTTCATATTCTTTTCCCTTTCTTTAACTAGAATCTATAATTTAGTTCCAAAGTTCCGTGTAACAACGGCTCTTCTGTGATATTATCCGGCAAATACACTACATGCCTTGCTTTGGATTTTATAGCCTCTTGGATTTCTGCATCCCAGGTTTCCTTTATACCCGCAATTGCATCCTTTCTTTTCCCGGCATCTTTAATGAATGCTATGTATTCCGCAAAAACGATTGGAAGATTCTGTTTCTGCAGATCTTCTTTCACTGCCATGAGAAGTTTTACCTTCTCAAATTCAGTCTTTTCAGCCTCAAACTCTTGCCGTTCTTTCTTTCGCTTATACTCTTCTCTTTCGCCCTTAGACATTTTGGAGAGCTTTTCGGCCTCAGAAAGTTTATCATCTGTAAGTGCCTGCCATTTCTGTTGCTTTTTCGTTACTGCCGTCTGTATAGCTTTCTGTACCCGGCGGTCAAACTCCGCTTGATTGCCATCACCCCTTAAAAATTCTTCAAAGGTCAGAGGTTCCTTCTCCTCCTTATCACCTGGGCTGTGTCTGCCCCTCGCTGCTCCGTCACCATTACTCCCATGAATCCCAGTGCCGTCTCCGCCCTCTGCAAATAGCTGCAGATTATAGGGTATCTTTATTACTCTCATTACTAAGTATGTTTTGTTTCTCATAACTTTCCTTTCCGCGCCCACTCCATTCACCGTCGTGCCCAGAGCATTCACTGTAGTTTAATGTCAGTTTCGGACAAAATTATGTAATCCGAACGTAATCCGGATAGGTATCCGCAATGCCGCAGACACCAATAAAAAAAGAATCTACCAACAATTTTGCTTTTTCTGATAAATCCTTTGTTTTTAAAATAAACACACCTGAATCCAATGTGTACTCTGGATTGTCCTCTACCAGATTATCCAGAGATGCGGCCAGTGTCTGACTCAATGCTGCCACCCCTGCACACACAATATCTTGACCTGATGGAGCATAACCCGCATGGCCAAATACTCTTATCTCATCCTTTAGGATACTTACTTCAATCAACCCACATCCCTCCTTAACAATCTTTTCTCTGTTGTTCTTATTTTCTAAAGCATCATCCGGCTTGTTCTCCTTGCCGATCTTCTTGCTCTTTCTTTCTCTTCCTGATGTTAGCATAATAGCACAGGTATTACTGACATGAGCTGACATCTTCCGGTATATCCAAATGTGTCAACGCACTCCCATGAAACCTATGGATTTGCCGCTCATCGTACCCCATCTGCTGTGCAATCTCCCAAAATTTCAACCCTTTTATGTATCGGTAAAACATCACATCACGCTCATTTTCATTCTGCAGCTGACCAATTCTCCATGAAATATCCTTATAAGTCTTTACCTGCCCAACACCCTCTTCGTAAAGTTTTTCCTCCAAAGCATCCAGATGCGCCACATATCCGGATAAGTCTTTCTGACTACGTGCATGTGGCATCCCGTCAATGTTCATGGATGGATTTTTTTTTATCCTGCGAACCTCCTCCAGTTCAGCCTCAATACGCTTTATCCTGCGTCCATGCCACAGATACCCCCGCAGATACTCTTTTTTCTTGTCATTCTCATTAGTAACTGAGTTTTCCTCAATCCTTGCCACCTGCACCCACTCCTTTTCCAATCTCATATTTCTCCGCCAGATATTCCAGCATATCCTTATGTTCCATCTGTCCGCCCTGCTGCTGTATCATAACCTCCGCCTGGTAAGGCTTCCGCTTGAATGTCTTCACTGCCCTCTTGGGGGGTGTTTCATTCTCAAGCCCCGCATAATGGTCACGGCTGTCCTGTTTAATTTTTTTCCTGGTTCTCAATGTATCACTCCTTTGTTAAAAACACTTCTTATATAAAACTCTGTATTCTTGTATGCCATTTACAAAATCCCTGCACGGATACATTCTGCTACACTCCATACAATATTCATAATGTCTGCATTGCCCGCACGTTTTTTCATTCAATGGCTTGCCCTCCTTCTAAAATTCAGCAATATTACTACATTGACTCTCGTTTCTAATAATGATATACTTCAAATATCGAACAAGAGTTTGGTTTTTACTGCTATATATCTCTTTCAAACAGATATGCTATTTCATATTCTGGAAAAAACACTCTTTTAATTAGTAGAACTTCGTCAATAGAAAATCCACACTTTACAGTACCATTAGCCTTATCTGACACAGTGTTAAGTTGACATTCAAGAAGTTCTGCCACCTGTTTAAAGGTAATCTTTTTTTCTTTCATTGCCTTTAATAAATTGCTGTACATGTAATCCTCCTTTCTTGATGTTTGGAAGTTCGAACTTTATATCACGATTATATTCGAATATTCATATTTTGTCAACACCAAATATACGAAATTACGAATATTTCGTGAGTAGAACTTAAAATCATTTGGTTCTCCGAATATTTTTGTTTACTTTCTTTGATTTATCATATATAATCAAATCATCTTAGAAAGAGGTGTAATACATGGAAAAGGCAAGAATACTCAATGAATTAATTAAAAAACAGGGATACAATCCCCGCTCCTTTGCTGAAAAATGCGGACTTCCATATACGACGGTATACACAATACTAAAAAATGGTGCTGGGAAAGCTAATGTTAATAATGTAATAGCAATGTGCAGAGCTTTAGGGATTACAGTAGAACAACTGGATGAAATGTCCAAAGGGGCACCAGCAACTCCTTATGAACCGTCCTATGAAGACGTGGAACTGTTAATTGCCCGCAATGGAAAGGAATTTTCTACAGAACAAAAAATGAAATTAATCAAACTTTTGTCCGAAATAGATTAAGTTAGGACTGATTTATTTGGATAACGATCAAATACTCGGAGCCACTATCAAGGTTTTTGCAGAATGCAATGTAAAATCATTTCCTATAGATTGCATAGCACTCCTAAAGTACTACGGATACAGGATATTTACCTATGATGAACTTTTGAACCGGAATGAAGAGTTGTATGAAATGTGTATGTGCTGTTCAGAAGATGCATTCAGAGATGGTAATTCAAGGATTATAGCTTACAACGCAAATAACCCCAAAGGGCGTGTACGCTTTTCCCTTATGCATGAACTTGGACACCATGTCATGCAGCATACAGGCGAGTCAGAGCGTAATGAACAGGAGGCGAATGCTTTTGCAAGTTACATATTAGCCCCACGAATGTCTATCCATTATTCCAAGTGCAGAAGTTTTGAAGATGTATCATATATTTTTGATGTATCATCTGAGGCTGCTGCTTACGCGTTTGATGATTATTGCAGGTGGTACAAGCGTGTCCTGACCTATAAAATGACATATTTAGATAAGGCTATGTATGGACAGTTCTATAATAAAGATATGGATTGTTTTATATGGAATATAAAACAATGTGATTTCTGCGGTAAAACACTTTATAATTCATATTATGATCACTGTGATTTTTGTTGTGTTCCAGAATTTGAACCAAAGCCTTGTTGCCCTTATGATTCGGATATGTCTGTTTTTGATATAGATTTGTTCAGGAGTTGGGAAAATAAGTGGCTTTACGGTGATTGTTAA